GAGATCTAATATGCTTTTACCTAGTATTAAAGGGGATTCATCCTTATTCCTTTTTATGGTAAAAAATTTATCAAATTCCTCTATAATAAGAGGTTTATCTTTATAAGTTTTATAGTTTTTATAAACGTAAACTTGTACTTTTTCTATATTATCCATCACAACTGATACAATCGGCCTGTCTTGAACCTAAATCACCTTTTATTACTGAATCCGTTCTTAAATAATATAAAGTTTTAATTCCTAATTTCCATGCTTCCATATGAACTTGGTTTATCCATTTAGGAGAATCACTAGGATCAAAACTTAAATTTAATGATTGAGTTTGATCTAAATATCTTTGGCGAATAGCGGCCTGTCTAACTAACTCTAATTGATTTATTTCCGGGAATGTTAAAAATAATTCCTTTTCCTCTGGGGTTAAAACATTATCAGGTAAGTTCTGTGCTGAACCTCCATCTGCTAACATTTGATCCCACCATTTATTTTTATTTTCTTTTTTACTTTCTAAAATTCCTTCTAGAACTTTATTTTTACGAATAAATGTACCTTTAGCGCCATTAAATGTGTAAATATTAGCGGGTAAAGGTTCAATACCTGCGGAAATACCTCCTAATATTACACTATTCGATACAGTAGGAGCAATCGCCATTAAATGCGTATTTCTCATACCAGTACCTTTACACCAAACAGGTTCTCCATATTCTCTAGCTAAATCTAGTGATGCTTTTTCTGCTTTATTTTTAATATCAGAAAAAATATTATGAGTATAAGCAGTAGAAGCTATTGAATTAAATGGCATTCCTTTTTGTTGTAGAAAAGTATGCCAACCTACTACTCCTAATCCTAAAGCTCTACCTTTTTTAGCATGATTATGTGTTCTTTTTAATGAATCTCTACCTTGTGATTTATCTATAAATTCCTGCATTACTCCATCTAAAAACCAAGTAGACATTTCTACAGTATCTGTATCTTTCCATTCATCATATTTAGCTAAATTTAAAGATGACAAACAACAAATAAATGAATGTTCTTCATCTGTAAATAAAGTAATTTCTGTACAAATATTAGTCATAGTAACATCTAGATTATTCATCATATACGCTACAGGGTTACTTTTATTAACATTATCCTTAAACATTACATAGGGCTCTCCCGTTTCCATTCTGGATTTTAAAATTTCAGCCCATAAAGACATTGCATCCTGATCCCTGGATTCTAATTTACGCATAAAAGGATCATCTACTACTACACATTGATGTAAATTTAAACATTGTCTATTAGGATCACCTTTTGGTCTTCTGATTTGTAAATATTCTCCTATATCAGGGTGATTGATATCTAAATTTACAGATGCAGCTCCTCTTCTTACGGAACCCTGATTAGTAGCTATTATTGCTGAATCATAAATTTTACACCAAGGTACTACACCTTCGGATTTACCATTACCTGATATTTGAGCTCCTCTAGGTCTAATTCTAGAAACGGAAATTCCTACTCCTCCTCCTTGGGAGGTTAATTTCATTAATTCGGCATTAGTTAAGCTAATTCCTCTTATAGAATCAGGTGTATCAATGCCAAAACATGATATAGGTAATCCTCTATCAGTACCCATATTAGAAAAAACTGGTGAAGCTAAACCTAACCAACCATTCCATAACATTTTATAAAATTTATTTTCTAATTCAGGTTTTTTTAACCTCATAGCAGCAGCAGAAGCTACTCTTCTATATGCCTTTTTAGGTGTTTCATTAGGTAGTAAATATCCTTTTGATATTGTTGCTAGGGATACTTCATCCATCCAAGCAGGATATTCCTTACCTGCCTCCCAATTGGAAGTGTCTACTGATATATTTCCGTCCATTTTAAAATAATGCGTTTGCGTCCCATTTTTGGGCACCTTTTGAATAATTAGTAACTCTATTAGCAAAAAAATCGGTATGTTGTTTACCTGCTGATAATGAATCAAACCATTTCATTCTTTGAATAGCATCCATATCAATATCATTGACTACTGGTTCATATCCTAAATCTGCCATTTTAGTATTAGTTCTATGCTTTATAAAAGATACTAAATCATATTTAGTACACCCTTCTAAATCACCCATTTCGTAAACTTTATCTATAAAATCTAATTCTAATTTTAAAGATAGTAAGGCAGCTTGTTTAATATCTTCCTTTAATTCAGGTGTATTTAATTCAGGTTTTTCCTTCATTAATTCCCTAAACATCCAACATCCTGCATTTGAATGTAAAGATTCATCTCTAATACTCCATTCTACTATTTGTCCTACACCTTTTAATAAATTTCTTAATTTAAAAGAAAGTAAAACAGCAAATGAAGAAAATAAATTTACTCCTTCCGTAAACGCAGAAAAAATGGCTAATGATTTAGCCCTTTCTGTCCAATCTGGAGTTCCATCCATATTATCTCTTACATTCATTAAATTTTCAATTTTAGCCATTGTAGTTTCATCTTCTAAAAACTCACTAAAATCATCTAATCCTAATTCTTCATTTAAAAGAGAATATGCTTCAGCATGAATAGTTTCAAATGCACCAAATGTTACTGCCATTTTAATTATTTCAGGTTTTCTAAACCATTTAGTTACTAATCCTGACCAATAATCATTTACTACAGTTTCAGTTTGAGCAAATCCTTTTAAAATGGATCCTATTATATTTTTTTCAGTATCAGTTAAATTTTGTTTCCAATCAGTAACATCTGACATCATAGGCACTTCAGTATGTAACCAATGTGCTTGTTGTTGTTTCATCCAATAATCATGTGCTTCTGGATATTCAAAGGGTTTATATACAACTCGTTCTTTAGTTATGTCTCGCATTTTATAAATTTTATTTTTTCAAAACGGGGCGATAAATACAATATATACTACTGAAATCAACCTTTATTTACAAAAAAATCTTCAGATAGTTGAGCTAATTGTTTTTTATCTGTTTTGGTAACCTCATTACCAAACCTGTTATTATTTGTTGAAGATCCTTCAGGAATTTCCGTGGGATTTTCATCCATCTCTATTGTTCCTGTTGAAGCATCCATACTAGCATAATACGTCATCCCATCCATACCATATCTATTTTTCATTAAGAAAAATCTTGCTGTATTATTTACTTTATCTTGTGGTAATCTAGATAAAGACATACAAAAATCCGTAATCATTAATTTATTATATGAACCTGCTGCTTTATCTCCTTCAACTATTTCATCCCTGGCCCCAGCTCTGTTAACTTGTGAAACAGACCAAACTGGAATGTTTAAGTCTCTGGCTAGAGCTTTAGTAGCTACATAAGTATTATCTAATTTTTCCTTTTCATCTTTAGAGCTACTAATACTTTTTAATAAATCTACATAATCTAAAATAATTAAATCAGGGGGATAACCTAAATCAGTTATTTTTTGAATATGACTTTCTAATGTTGAGATGGAAGCCTGACCTGGAGAATATTCTTTAATAGTTAAACTACCAGATAAATCATCTATAAATTTATTAATTTTTTCTTTATGTAAATGAATTGTATTAACAGGTTCATTTACAAAATGTGCATCATATCTTTTACCTACATAACCCTCGGATAATTCAAGTGTATAATGCACAACATTTAGACCTAATTTTACTGCATGGGCACCTAATGCAACCATAGTCCATGATTTACCCCCACCAGGTGAACCAAATATTAAGCCAAAATCACCTCCACCTAAACCACCCATTAATCCTTCATTGATGATAGGCCAAGGAGTAGGTATTACTTGACGATCCTCTTCTTTATAACGAGATTCTACATCTTTTAAATACTCGTGTCCTATATTTTTATCTTGTCCTGCTTTTAAAGCGTTATCAATAGTAAGTCTAATATCATCAAACATACCACTTGATAATAAATCAACGGATTTTAATAATGCATTTTTTAATGCTTGATTTTTACAAAAACTAGAAAATTCTTGTTCAACATATTCTTGATCATCATTAACTAATTTATATACTTCTTTTAGTTGATCTACTATGGCAGTTTTTAATACCTCGTTTTCTAATTTTTTTACTTCAATTTTAAGAAAATCTAATGTAGGGGTAGTATGAAATTCATCAAAATATTTTAATGTTTCTTTAACTACCCATTGATGTGCTTGATTTTCAAAATAAGAGGGTATAATAACATCCCTAATATTAAGTATAAACTTTTTATTTTTTAATAGTGAGTGTAAAACTTTTACTTGAAAATTGGGGCCGTATTGAGATAAACTCTTTAATGTCATAACTATTTTAACTTCTGGGCTGTAAGATAAGAAAATACTTCAGATAACCAAAATTCTGTATTGGGGATTCCTCTTCCCAATAAATCCTTATTGTACATATTTAAAAATTTAGTTTTATTAAAATTATAAGGGGAAGAAACTATTAACTCATCTAATTCATTTTTATCCGATTCTATTAATTGAATATCCTCCAAACACATTAATTCATAATTAATTTCTAATTGTTTTTTAAATAAATGAACGTTACCATAAATTCCATGTTCATCTACTTTATCACTTGCTTTTTGATAAGCTTCTTGTAGTGTAAATTTTTCTTTACCTGCTATTTCAGGGAAAAATTTCATTAATTTTTTAGGACCTAATCCTTTTACACCAGGTAAATTATCCGATTTATCACCCATTAAACATTTCATAGTAATAAAATTATGAGGATATAAACCATATTGATCAAAAACATCTTGTGATTTATAAAATTTCTTTTTTATAGGTGAAAATACAGTAACTTTATTATTTACTAATTGTAAAAAATCTTGATCCGCAGAATATATTATAACTTCATCTTCTAACTTATTAGATAAATAAGCAATAGTATCATCTGCTTCTATTTTATCAATTATGGAAATATTAACAGGTAAACATTTTAAATAGTCTAATAATCTCATCATTTGAGTAGCTATTGATTCGGATTCCTCATCCAATGTAGAAAATACCTGATAATTAGTTATTCTTTTTATTTCTCTATTTGCCTTATAATCAGCATAAGTATTTCTACGATTAGTAATATTTCCTTGACCATCAAATACTAAAATAACTCTAGTTGGCCTCATTAATTTTATAGCATAACCTAATGATTTCATAAAACCAACTAATCCTCCCACATGATTTCCCTGTGGATTTATAGCTGGGATCATTGCAAATGAACGTAGAAATGTGTTCATTGAATCAACCAGGAGCACCCTGCTATTTAAGTGCAGGGGCTCAAGATTTGACTCCTCATGCAAGTTATTGAGAATGTTCTTATATAGTTGCTTCATCTAATGCCTCTACATTTTCAAAATCTTCGGCCTCAGATCCTTCTAGTACTACTTCAAATGGTCCTTCACCTAAAATAGCACCCCACTCATGTTGATGATCTTTTTTATATTCATCTATCTGTTTTTTATTATCAGATATAAATCCATGAGGTGTAACTATTATCTTTCCAGTAGTAGTAACTCCTGATATATGGTTTTTTTCAACGGCTACTTTTACTTTTTTAGCCCATTCTACTTTTTTACCATCTTTAACAGCATTTACTTTTAAATTACCTGAATTAGATATGTTACCAAAGGTTACTATTAATGTTGAATCAAAAAACATTGTATTACCACCTTTATTTTTCATAGTTGGTGGTTGCATAGGACCAATAGGTTTTTCAACCCATATTTTATTAATAGCAACTAACGTATTAGTGTAAGGACTAGATTCCTTACGTGAAAGTAATATTTCTTGGTTAATGAAATTACCAAATTGGGTTGACATTGCACCGGCATTCCATTCATTATTATTTTTAGCTTTTTCAACTGACATTTGACATGGAACAGAACCAATTGAATCCCATAGGAAACAAATATCCATAGGTAAATTACCTTTTTTCTGTTCATTCATTAAATCAGCCATGAAACTAGCTACGGCTTCTACTGTTGGCAGCTGCCCTCTGTCAGCAAATATAAAATTACCGTCAACCCCTACGGTATTTCCATCTTCGTCTTTATCTACATTTGCATTCAGGCCCATCATGATTGCGTGTTCCCAGGACCATTTCATTTCAGTAATAATAAAGACGGGCAGTATACCCATTCTTTGCGCATTAACAGCTACCTCTAGTAGAGCGGTGGTTTTTCCAGTATCGGAATGTCCACGTAGTAAAGTAATATGACCAAGAGGAACTCCAGGTAATGATACCATTTCTTGCCAAGCAGGTGATAATGGTATCCATTCTTGCTCTTTAAATGTATTATTTGAAGTTCCAAGACCTTTTGCGGCCTTAAATTTATCAAGGGAGAATGTCCCCTTCACAGACTTGGAGATGTCACCTCCAAGACTAACCTTTTTTCTACCCATCTAATTAATCTTTAAATAAATCTTCGAATTCGTTCTCGTTAAACTCCTCTTTTTTCTTAACATTTAATGTATAACCTGTATCTTTACTAGGTGCAGGAGTTTCATCTGTATCTACCTCAGCTGTATCCTCCGGATTTAACCAATCCTGAAGTGCCGTTTTCATTTCATCATAAGAAAATTTCTTATAATATTTTAATAATTCAGGCTGTTCAGCTAACCATTTTTCAACTGATGTATTATCATCTGATAATGGAGTTTGTTTAGGTTTAACTCTAATTGAAGTTTGTGGATAAGGATTACCTTGTACTACTTCTACTGTCATATCAAGTCCTGACACTACATCAGTAAAATCACCGTAATCTTCATCAGCAGCATAACTAAGTAATTCTTGGTAAATTTGTTTTCCAAATTCCCAAAAACGTACTCCTTTATTTTCCTCACCTCTAACTACTACAGGAGCAAAAACTCTCATTTTTGGTTCTAACTTTTTAGCTAGTCTCCAGTTTTCGGGTTCAGATGTTTTACGAAGTTCTTTTGAAAACTCTACAATAGGATCTTTCTCACCATAATTAATAGGAGAAATCATTGTTCTGCTTCCAATTCCATAGTGAAAATAAACTTCACTAAATGGGTTTTCTTTGTTTTCCTTAAATGGGACAAATCTAATTTGTGATTTACCCATAGGTGCCTTCCAAAAATATTGACTTCTATCAAATTTTTGTTGGGTCTTGTTTTGTCCAGATGTGGACTGAAGTTGTTCTAACTTGCTTGAGATTAAATTTAAATCCATTTTTTATAACTTTTTAATGAAACGTTTAATAATGTAATAACCTATTTTTAGATAACCAAATTAGAAATTAATTATTTCATGTATTTTAGTATCTAATTTTTTTAATTCACCTCCGGTAGTTAGCAAAATACAATTTTTATAATCTTGCCAATTTACTTTAAAACTAGTATCGAGGTTACCACTATTTAATGATCGGATTAAATCATTTAGGGCATTAATTGTGTAAAGAGTATTAGATTCTTTTTTTCTATGTAGTAATATTGTGTTGTCTAATATTTTATCAGACATATTGAACGAATCAACATTATAAGTACACACATATTCCTTAGTTGAATCTACATATAAGACAAATATTTTATTAAATAAGATTTGATATTGCCCTTTTATAGTATCAACGGTAGAATCTAACGCATCCTCAGTGGTAAATGTGCAGAATAATTTATTTGCCAAATCGTCAAAGTTTATTTCGTAATCCATAATAAATATTATATATACTTTAAAGAATTATAATTACTGCCATACGCAACCTTTATAACGTAACCATTTACTTCAAATAATTGTTTAATTTTTTCCAGAACCTCTTTACCATCCGCCAAAGAATAATCAACTAGAAATGAATCATATGTGTATAATATAACCTTACTTTGTTTATTCTCCAAATATTCTATTACTTGTTTTACAGATACAACATTATTATATGTTTCAGCTGATTGTATTATATAATTTAATATTTTATTTGGTGTTGGGTTCTGTATTTCTGTTTTATCTAATATTTTACCTCCTATTAATTCTAATTTACCTGTAGCATTAAATAATTCCCATAATTTATCTACATATTCATTCATTGCTTTAAAAAATGGTATATCTTTATACTTATCAAATACACCTCCATATAGTTGTTTAAATGTTAGCTCTTTAGATTGATTGTATTCCTCCTCGGTCAACGTATCTTTAGCGAAATACATGCGTCCTAATTGAGTATGGACAGAGTCCCTGTCTAATGGGAAATTAATTAGTTTTGCCAGTATTCTTACGTGATAAGCGTCATAATCGTACTCAAAAAACATATCATTTTTAGGTATAAATGCCGTTCTAGATCCATCATTTTTATTCAAAGCAGCGAAGTTAACGCCATTAAATGAATTAGTAGGTCGTGTGGTGAGATTATATAGATTATACTTAGTATACACTGTATCTCCATGATAAAACCATTCTTTTTCATGATATTTAAAGTATTTATCAAAATAATCAGGATGTACTTTTAGGCCCTGTTCTTCTATGGCCTTAAATACAGTTGGGAAAGTAGTATTATAAAATTCGTTTACTTGTTTTGGGATTTTTCTTTTAATCTCCTCAAAACTATTTTCCTCTTGTTCATAAATTTTCGGGATTGGTACCAGGGACGTACAGAATGGTAAGCTGCCATGCTTAGTAAAAGTACGGGACCAAATAGTAGTATAATCCAACTCAGTATCATAATTTAAATCTATTAGTTTATCAGAATCAAAGTGGTATAAACACTTTTTTTTATCTCTAGTATAAATTTTTTCATACTTAGATTCAATCCATTCTTTTACTTTAGCAAAAGATAATTTAAATGCTTCAGAATGGTTTATAGGAAATATATATCCTTTACTCTCAAATGTACGGAAATAAATAACACAGGGAGAAGTTAAAGCAGGATGATATTCATTATTCATATTTACTATACTAATATAGCAATCATTTCCTGAACAATGTAATCTGTTTAGTTGTTCTTCTGTTTCAACAATATAATACATAACCTTTTATTCATAACTAATATAAGTCTCCTCTTGGAATATTCCTAGTTCCTCTTTGGGTATTTGTAGGTCTAGGGGTTTGAGCAGGAATTCTTAATCCGGCTGCACGTCTAGTTCTTCTTCTTCTTCCCCTACCTAGTAAACCAAGAACTTTTTCAACATCTTCACGTTTTTTGTAAAATTGAAGTAAATTTCTTAAATATGATTTTATACCAGGAAAATTTTTATTAGCATTATCTACTTGTGTTTTATTAGTTTTGGTAACTTCTTCTTCACTTTTACCAGAAATTCTCCATAAAACTTTATGTACTCTCCATACAGCATAATTAAATTTACCATCTCGTTTTTGTATACTATTGTATGCATCAGCATTAACTTCTATTATTCTATTAGGTTTTTCTATTATTCTTTTAGCAAAATATCTAGTTATTGAACCTCTTTCATAGTCCTTTATAATAGGTTTTGGAGTAAAACTTTTAGGATCCTCACCATATTTTAATAATGGTGTATTAGTGTTATTTAAAGTATTATATTGATTATTACTAGGAGTATCTAATACTCTAGTTTTAGGAGGAGTATAAGATTTTGAATCAGGATTAGGAATTAATCTCTTTTTATTAGGGTCATAAGGATCCACTCCTGAAAATATTGTTCCATTAACATTAGAATGGTAAGGGCCTCTATATGGTTTTTTAGTTTGAAGATCTAAAAATTGGTCCCCAGTAGCATATAATCCAGTATTTACTAATTTTTTAGGTATATAGCTCATAATTATGGTTTCATAATAGTTTGACCTCTTAATGTAGTAGTCCATTTATTGCCTTCGAAATCATGATTTATAGAAAATACTATAAATGCTACTCTACCCCTATATCTAGCAGGTAATCTATCATCAGGTAATAAAAAAGCTGAGTAAGGTAATATGCCGGAAATACCATCTATAGTTATAGTTAATTGTAAAGGCATTAATACACCTATATTATTCTCTTTTTTGTCAAAAGAAAACTGATTTAATGATTTTTGTTGTCTGTCATTGTAAGTAGTAACTAAATTTTTAGATAATCGGGCATTAATTTTTCCTTCCTCAGTTAAAGAATAAATATTATATAATTGATTAAAAATAACTTGTGGTCCTCTTAATTTAGAAATAAAATTAGGATCATTTTCCGGGCCAAAAACTTCATCATCATTTTTTATTTTCTCCGCTAGGGCATCTTTTACTCCTCTATTTAGTCTATTAAAACTTAAAACATCATCTGGAAAGTCTCTTATGCCCTTGTCTTGTGCCTGTGATGCTATTACTACTTGAGAGGCTAATTCTTTTGATATTTTAGTTGAATAAGAATAATCATAAGCAATACCTTCCTTACCAAAAGGAGGAATAGTAAGATAATCAATTTTTTCGGGAACATAATTTAAATCTATTACTCTAAGAGTTTGGGATTTATCCTCAAAAGTTACTTTAAAATTATTTAAACCTCCTAAAGATCTATCTACTCCATCTACTATAGCTTGTAAATATTCTCTAACTGCTACTCTTCTAATGGGAGAATTTTGTTTTAAAACTTCTATAGTTTTTAAAGCATAATCTAGATTTACTAACACATTAAATAATCTTCCCCCTTCCGATATAGATGTACCTATTCTAAACTTAGGATTAATTTTACCACTCAAAATATCCGTATAACCCGTACTTATATTTTTTTCATTATTAGGTGTAGCATCTGTAGGTTGAAAATCATATGGTTCTTTACGATTTGTATCTAAAGGTGATAATAAAGTTTTTAAATTATCATCATTTCCTCCAAATTCAACTAAACATGTAGTGGGGTCTATAGAAGCATTAACTATTCCAATCCTAGCTATAGTATTATCCGGATGATAATCTATATGTATGCAGGGTCTACTTTCATTATCATTTTCTTCTTTAATAATGCATATATGTTGTACTAAACAAAATAAATGACCTAAAGTAATGAAACTTGCATTTATGGTTTCTTCATCTTCGGTAGATATTAAGGTACTAGAATAAACTTTAAATAAATCATCAAACTTTATTTTTTTAAGACCTACGTTACTTTTATTTTTTAACCCAGATATTAGTTGGTAGGCATTTCCATATTCGGAAAAATCAGGTTCTGTTGTACAGTTATCTTCACTACTAGTATTATATGATATTTCGCCGGAATCTCCCCCTTTACTAATAAATGTAAAGGGTGCTCTAACTCTTCCATAAATTTCATTTAAAGTATCCATCATAGTAACTTGATCATATTCAGCATTACCACTCAACCATCCAGTTTCAATTGGTTTTGATAATTTGCTTGCATCTAAAACTTCAAAAGCTCCGTTTACTTCAAAATCTCCTACAGCAATAGGTACACCAGTCACTGGGTTTGTTTGAATTTCCCCCGTAGGTCCTTTATCTGTGAATGTTTTTTTAGGATCTAAAAGTAAATTAGCTACATTTCTTATAGACACTAAAGCATTTTCTAAATCGGAAGCATATTTAGGTTCTTTTTCATCGGAAGTTTTATCATTATCATAACCTATTCCCGAATTAATTCTTAATGAATCAACCATACCTCCCGGCCCCATAATTTTACTATTACAAGTATATGAACCATCTGGTAAAGCGTTATATTCAAAATTATAAACTCTTCCTAATAGGGCACCATAATTACCCCCTAAATTTTCTCTTTTTTTCTCTATTGCTTGTAATATTTCAATTCTATCTTTAAAACCAAAAACATTTAAAGGTTGAATTTGTTTTCCTGTATCTATTTGTCCATCTTTATTTATAAAAGGTATATGACCCCATTCTAATAATACATGGACACCTAAACTCATATATGCTCTTGATAACTCATCTAATTGTAATAAATCATATGCAATAAATGAAAGATCGCCTTCTAATAAGGATTGCCATCTACCTCCAGTACCTACACTTAAACTAGTAATACCTGGCATGGGTTTATAACCTAATGGTCCTTCTCTATATGTTTCATTAAAGCCTTGCTTTAATAAATTATTACCAAATCTAGTATCATTAAGGGTACCTCCTTGTAAAACATTTTTTTTTCTTAAACCATCAATATCTGTAAGTCCTATAATACCTTCTTCCTGTGCAAAAGAAGTAGCCCTATACCATCCAGTTCTATTAGTTAGCCAAAGTAATTCTTTATTACCTCTTTTACTTGAACCTATAACTTTTTTTCTTTCCTCTAATTGTTTTTTAACATAATCAGGAAAATCAGTACCTATTATATTTTTAAACTCCTTATTGGCCATAACCTTTATCTATTATTATTTAACTGATCAAATTCAGTAATGGCATCATTTGCATTATTTGGTATTCTTAATTGAAATCCTAAAGGTGGAAACATAGAATCGCGATCTAAATCATTAGCCATTGCTATTACCCACCATAAAGTGGGATCACCATAAAAATCATTAGCTAATAAATCCATTCTATCTTGTTCTCTTGCTATAATATAATAATCTTCATTTGTAACTGTAACAGAGGGGTAAAAAGTAGGCAAATATCCTATTTTTTTATTTAAAGTTTTTCTTACTTGTATATTTTGATATCTTCTCGCCATTATGTAGTTCCTAAAACATTATCTAAATCCCTTGAAGCATTAATATCTTCACCTTGTGGGAAAGAAAAAACAGAAGGGGTAGCATTACCACTTCTTCCTCTGGTTAAATATTTACTTATTTTACCCCCTGATTCAGGATCACCTGTTAAAAGTATACCATTATTTTTACTTGCATTAAAGTCAGCATATTCTGGTAAGCTATATAAAATAGGACTAAAAGTGGCTGATACATCTAGTATTTGGGGAGTTTCTAGCATATCACTATCAAAACCACCTTCAGGTGAATTATATGCTATTTCCCAAGGATAATCAGTAGCTACACTTAAATTTAAGGATTGTAATATTCCTGGAGTTCTATGAAATAAATCTCCTATGGTTAATCTTACTATATTACCCCTCATAAATCCTTGTTCTGAATAGTCAGGATATACAGTTGAAAGTAGCCAATTTAGCTTTCTGTATAATGGAAGCATTTCTTGTTTAGATTGAGCTGCAATTTTAAAATCAAAACTTACTTGCCTATCATACCCTTGGTAATTATAAAAATTTTCTCCTCTACCAGCGTATCTTTTTGTATCCCATTGGGCATTATGGTTATCAGAATAATTAGTAATAAATGCCCTAAAATTAACTGATCTTTGAGGAGAACCATCATTGGGTATTACATCAAATCCAAATTTTACAAAATCTCTTCCATCGCCTCCATCTGCAAAACCATTATATTGGGATGGTTGTACATCCAATAAGTTAATTTTATCTTGAGTGTCTGAATCGGCTCTATTAATAGTAGTTCTGTCTCTTCTTGCACCCGGAGAACCTATACCTACTCTAGTAGTTTTATTAACATCTGTTCTTGTATAATCTGCATTTGTTCCTATTTTAGAAGATATTTTAGTATTAACATTTTTTCTAAAATCTGTGGCTACTTTAAATACATTATTATTATTTCTGTCCCCCATTTTCATTAATTGATCATAGGTAGAAGTAGTTTTTAGTGTAATACTTGTATCAGTATTTTTATCTACTCTAATAGCACCTACTGTTTGTTGATCTATATTTTCAATGGTAGATCTATCCTCACCAAAACTTTGAACTCCTAATTGTCGGCTAGTAAGTAGATTTTTATTAGCCGAAAAATCAGTTACTCCCAAAAGATTTTGATAATTTAAAATACTTGGAGTAAGGGATAATCCTTGTACCTCTTTTCCTTTAAAATTAGTAGTAGGTATGCCTCTAAAAGTAGGGGCATCCTGAGTATTAATTATGGCACCTACATTATCTGTAGCTTTTCTAATTAAAGTAGTCCCTAAACCATATAATGAATTAGGTCCTCCATCATAACTTATTAATTCTATTGAATTTCTGTTAGGTCCTAATCCTGTATTTATAACAGTTTTATTAAAGGGATTAAATCCTGTAGAGGGAGTAGGTAAAATATGAAGATTATATAGGGATACTAATCTATTTTCATTAGTATCTTTTTTAGCTACTATTCTACCATATAAATCTTCTTGTTCTGTTAAGCTAAAAATATCAGAACCAGCATTTGGTAAGTGAAATCCTACACCTACACTAGCTATTTGTTCAATCATATTTCTACTACCCAATCCTGAATTACCAATGGGGAATATTCTAGTGTTAGAATCACCTGCTTCTCTACCAGTTTCTATTTTAGGATTAGACCTTAGTAATGATCGATACTTATCTGTAAATGCTTTACCTTGTGGATAATAAAGAAAAAATCTATCTATTCTGGCAAAGTCTTCTCTTGAGGCAATTTCTTCATATGAACCACCTCTTACTGGGAAATCTAAACTTAAAGCTTGAGTGGATAAATCATAATATTCGCCTATAGGACGTCCTGGACCCGAGGGTATAGGCCTTTTTATAAAAGGTTGTCCTGAGAAGCCACCTCCAGATATATCCTTATCATACTTTAGTTTACGAGAAACAAAATCACCTTGATAAAAATCTTTATACTTAGAGCTGTCCTCAAATAATAATTCGAGTCCTCGTAAAGCCATTTTATCTTTCTAAACTACGTATAATACCTGCTGCGTTAGCTAAATCAGATAATCCTCTTAAATCATCACTGACAGCAGTATATTGATATTCTTCTAATTGTGCGGCTGGAGCGTCTAAATCCGAAGGTCTTTCTCCCACTGCAAAATATCTGTCACTATTTAGTGTTACCTTAGGTGTACCATCTACTGAAAATCCCGCTGCATCAGGGTTTTCAAAGTGTAATTGAGAATTTCTTAATGATGTTTGATCATTTTTTTGATAGGCTGCATATGAACTTACTGTAGTATCAGGTTCACCATTTTTAAATCTAATTTGTCTACCTTTATTAGGTGGGTTGTTGTATAAATCTAATATGCTCATAATATATTGTTTGGATATAAATATTAAACTCCAGGAAGAGTATTAACTATCATGGGTGTTTGTAAACGTGATGATACTTTCCCTCCATCCATAGTAATAGTAGCTCTTGATGCTCCATCTCTTACAGCATCCGCTATTTGTTTTATTTGTTGATCAGATAATGTTACTGTGCCTTGTGCACTTCTACCCCTTGCTAAACCAGGACCCATTAATATATCATCATTGGCTGTACCTCTAAATAATCCTCCTTCACTAGTTGATACCATGGGTCTTCCTCCGGCCGGGAAGATTCCATCACCTATATTTTGAGCCATTCTGGCTTTAGCCTTCTCCGCTTGATTAATCATATAAAATATCCCCGCGCCTATTGCAACGGCTCCTAGTCCTAAAGTAAGAGCAGAAGCAACCGTTGCTGCACTTACGGCAGTACCTGTTAATGCGGTAGCCACCGCAGCTATATTAGCTGTAAGTCCTATTAATTTTATACCTGCTATTAATCCTAAAATACTATAGATAGCAGTAGTGTTACTTAATAATGATGCAAATGCTTCAAGTGTTGGAGCTATGGCCATAGCCATTTTATCTAAAGATTTATTTATACTATCCTGTACAGAGAGTCTCATTTTATCAGATAATTCTCTTTGTTCTCTATCCTCTGCTGACATAGAATTAAGTATCTTTTGATCCATTATCATTTTAGATATTTCATCTCTAGATAAGTTTAAAGCACTAGCAATTGCTTCTTGTTCTATTCTAGTTCCGGTTGTAAAAGTAGATAAAATTTCTTCATTTTTACCTATTTCTTCAGTTAAACCTGCTAAATCATTAGTTAAAGCAAAAAATCTAGCCCTTTCTAAGTTTAATTGTTTACCAGTTATTACTTCTGCTTCAAATTCTGCTGCTATGGAGGATTCAATATCTAATAATCTACTAGCTACACTATCAACTTGAGTTAAGTTTAAACCTAATAATCTAGCTTGGGCTGCAGCTCTTCCTAATAATTCTACATTTGTACCAAAAGTTATAGCAATAGAATCACTTACACCTGCAATATCTTCTAAAACATTTCTTACACTTATAGCACCGTCAGTAGTGTCGTTTATATTTTCCGCAGCTATTTTTAAATTTTCTCCCGAGGCCTGGGAAAAGAAAGCCAATCTATTAGCCCCTTCTGCTGATACCCCTAATAATTCTCTTAATTCACTAGTGGCCCTTATATTTTCTAAATTAAAGGCGCCCTGTGTAAAACCTAATTCTCTAGTTAGACTTACTATTGTTTCAAGATCATCTAATTGACTAGTATTTTCAACATTTATACCTCTGAATATTTCAGCTGATTCACCTGTAAGTCTTCTAAATTCAGTTTGTAATTCATTTACTCTACTAAAAGTAGTAACTAAATTAACTCCTAAGGCCGTAAATACAGTTGCAGGGTTAGTTAATGCATCTCCTAATGCATTAGCTATTGCTTTTAATGATCTACCCCTTGCTTCCATTGCCGATAATGCCTTACCTTCTGTTTCAGCAAATTCCTCGGCTTCGGCTGTTAACTGGCTTAATGCTTTATTGGCTATACCACTAAATCCAGGAATAGCACCTAATAATTCTAAAAAATTAGAAGCCGGTTCTAAATTTTTAGTAGATTCTTCTCTTAATTTTTGAGTTGCCTTTAGTTGTTCTGCTGAATATTGGAGAAAAAATCCTAATCTTGCTTGATTTTGAGAGCCCATATCCTCCAAGGCCTTATCTAACTCTATTTCTGTCTTGGTTATTTGCCCAACTATTTCAGACCTTTTCTTTTCTAAAACATTTAGTTCTTCTGCCGTTCCCCTTTGCTTAGATATTAGTGATAATATCTTTTCTTCTTTAAAAACTAATCTATCTCTCTCCTCTGCTAGTTGAATAGCTTCATTAACCTGTGCTTTTTCTAAGGGTAGTAATGATTTAAGAGTATTTCTAGCAAGAATTTCTTGTTTAGCTATTAATCTTTTATTTTTAAGACTTAATTTGTTAAAATTATTTATATCGGCTAAAGCACTACCTTGATTAAGTAATTCTTTAGTTATAGCTCTAGTATTAGCTATTCTTTCTTTATCTACATCAGAGGTTTTAGTTCTTATACCTAATTCTTCTTTAATAGATTCATTAATAGAAAATCCAATATCTACATTACCCCTTCTTAAAGAATTTAACTCTCTTTCACTAGATAACTGTTCCTTTAGTAATTTATTAAGTTCTTTCTGATTATTTATCTCCTCTTTACTAGCCATAAGAATAAATGTGTGTATATAAATATAGAGATAAAAAAGAGGTCCCTAAGGACCTCTTAAAATAAAAAAGTAAAAAATTAGTCGAGGGCATTCATTGGTTGTGTGTGCAACCACCCTACGTTTTTGTTTGTACCTAGGGAAAAGAACAAGGCATCCATTTGACCACCTCTTCTATTCTTACTAAAGAAGAAACATCTTCCCTGATTTACAAACTTTAAATGAGCCATACCTGTCATCATGTGTTTAAACCTGTTTGAACCGGCAAATTCACCCATTTTAGTTACCTGCTGAATTATTAAAAACGCAGTATTAATTTTATTTATATTATTAGCTTTATTATGCTTTTCTAGTAGTGTTAATATTTCCGATTCGGCTTTTTTATTAGTCATTCCAGTATGGAAATCTGCAACAGCACTAACAACTTCTGCCATTGAATCTATTAAAACTACGTCCCATCCTTTAGTTAATATACTTTTTAATACTACTAATGGATCTTTTTCTACGTAATCACCCATAAATAAAATATCTAAATTACCGAATTTAGGGTATCTTTTTACATATCCGTGCATATCTATACTATTCATCTCACCAGAAATAAACAATACATCTTTACCTTTTGACTTAAGATCGGCAAGTATATCTAACATTACAGTAGACTTACCAACTCCAGGATCACCAACTATTGCATAATTAGTACCTTTCATTAAACCACCATCGGCAGAAAATAATGGATCTACTTTACTACCTGTTGGCATTGGAATAAATAGATTATCATTGAATGATAATTCGTTCATTTTAACCGTTTGAGGCCTCCATGAACCCTTAATAGAATTTGAATTTAATTTAAAATTTGACATAACCTTTTTTTACTTTTTTTATTTATGCCATAAATGTACGAAAGGTCTCCCCGGCAGCCAAATTTTTCTGCGGAAATTTATTTTTTTCTTGGTGCGGACGTATTATATACATTAGATGGATTTATACCAGGTCTATGTATTTTAGAATCATTTTTTAATTTATTGCTAGCCTTATTTTGTTTTTCTTCTTGTTTTTTATAAAATTCTTCCATTTTTTTATAAGTAAAATTACGAAGCCAAATAGGCATATTATATATAGTATGCCAATCATAACCACCCTGGCCATGAAAAGTAATATCATGTATTTGGGAAAATAAATTAGATCTATATTCCGCTGTCAGGCCAAAAAAAGGTAACGTCCACTGGGACATTGATGGCCTCCTCAACATCATCTACATAGGTTTTTAGTTCAACATCAGGTGAGACTCTACGTACTTCCTCACGTAATGCTCTAGCATCTTTAGCTAATAAATAATTATCTATATATTCTCTTATAGTTTTACTTTCTCTATCACCATCTATAGATGTAATTATATATTTTAATCTAGTGGTAGCTTCGGGAATTACGTCCTTTTTTAATTTTTTTAATCCCTCTATTTCTTTAGTTATAGATTTTTCATCTTTATGATTTAAGGCTTTAAAAGTAATGTTAGTCTTAGAAGTAGGTAAAGTAAAATCAAATTCATTTACTCCTTCTTCTTTAAGATCTTTAGGATTTAAATTTTTATCAGGTAAAGTAGTTAAATCAACCGTTATAGCTTCTACACTTTTAGTAGAAGGATTATACCCATTAAATGTATAATCTTTACCATATCCTAATACTCTAGCTGCTATTAATAATGCATTTTTATCTCCAGTAATTAAATCATCATAATTTATATTTGTTATTATTAAAGATTCTAATAACTTATCTATAACAATACCTTTGGAAATATAATTGGCATTAGTTAGAATATCTTCTTCTCTAGCAGTCATATATTTCATTTCTATTTTACCAGAAGATAATGGATTATCCTTAGGGTATAATAATCCTTTAGAGGGTAAATCAACTGTTTCAGTTGGGAATTTTAATTTTTTTTCTGTAACTTTTTGTTCCATACTAATAACTTATTTGGATATAAATATATAATTCCCT